AAACCGGCAAGGTAGCCCTGCAACTCTACGACACGGACGGCAACCCGATCGACCGCGACGGCAATCCGGCCGGCCCCGTGTTGCTCGAACTGGATCGCATCCCCTTCGTGATGCTCGACATTGGCGACAGCCTTATCAAGGACGTTTGCCAACACCAGATCGCCTTGTTGAACCTCGGTTCCAGTGACGTGAACCACGCGCTGAAAGCCAACTTCCCCTTCTACATTGAACAACGCGACCTGCGGGCAGTCGGCGGTCACTTGAAGGTCGCCGCCAGCGCCGACGGCACGGCCACCCAAGGCGGTCAGGGCGCGGCCGATACGGACATCAAGGTCGGCTCGACGCAAGGCCGGGCGTACGACATCAAGGCCGATGCGCCGGCGTTCATCGCACCACCCTCGGAGCCGCTCGAAGCCAGTTTGAAGCTCCAGAGCAAGTTGGAGGAGGACGTTCGCAAGCTGGTCAACCTGGCGGTGGTGAACCTCGCGACCCGCGCGTCGGCCGAGTCGAAGCAGATGGACAACCAGGGGCTCGAAGCGGGCCTCTCGTACATCGGCCTGGTGCTCGAAAGCGCCGAGCGGCGGGTCGCCGAGTTCTGGGCCGCCTACGAAGAGCGACGGCAGGCCCGCAGGCAAGTCGCCACGGTCAAGTACCCCGACCGCTACAGTCTGAAGTCGGACGAGGAGCGGATCGACGAGGCCGACAAGCTAGCCAAGTTGATGCACAAGATGCCGGGCCGAACGGTCAAGCGTGAGATCGCCAAGAACATCGTCACCGTGCTGTTGGCCGGCAAGGTCAGCGTCGAACGGATCGAGCGCATCCACCGCGAAATCGACGCTTCGCACTACACGACCAGCGATCCCAAGATCATCATCGACGCGAAGAACGCCGGGCTGGTCGGCGAGAAGACGGCGTCGGTCGCCCTCGGCTTCGACGACGATGAGCACCTGACCGCCCGCGAAGACCACACGGCCCGCATCCTCCGCATCGCTGCGGCGCAGAGCAGCGACGATGACGACAGTGATCCGGCCGCGCGGGGTGTGAAAGACCTTTCGACCGATCCGGCCGGTGCCGGCAGTGACGAGAAGGCCCAGTCACGGGACACCACGTTCCGCGACACGACGACCGAGCGCACCCGCGGTGTAGGGAAGGAGCCGGTCGATGACTGACACCCTCTCCACGTTCGGGAACTTCGTGGGTACCTACAAGTGGGTCGGCGGCGTGCTGGCTTCCAATGACTGCATCTACGGGATTCCGTACGACGCCACACAGGTGTTGAAGATCGATCCGGCCACCGATACCGCGTCCCTGTTTGGTGGACTGATCGGAACACACAAATGGACTGCAGGCGTTGTGGCACCCAATGGCTGTATCTACGGGATTCCGTACGGCAGCACCAAGGTCCTGAAGATTGACCCTGCCACCGACACCATATCCACATTCGGCAGCCTGCCCGGAACAAACAAATGGCTCGGCGGCGTTCTGGCACCGAACGGTTGCATTTACGGGATTCCGTTCAGCAGCACCGAAGTTCTGAAGATCGATCCTGCCACCGACACGGCGACCACTTTCGGGAACTTTACCGGGACAAACAAGTGGTTTGACGGCGTTCTGGCGCCCAACGGCTGTATCTACGGGATTCCGAAGAACCACGCCGCGATTCTGAAGATCGATCCCGCCGCTGACACAGCGACCACCTTTGGCAGCCTGGGGACCGAGACAAACAAATGGGACTTCGGCGTCCTGGCGCCGAACGGGATCATCTACGGGATTCCGAGAGACGCTGCCCAGGTGCTCAAGATCAATCCGGACTCCGACACCACGTCGACCTTCGGTGACCTTCCCGGTGCCCACAAGTGGAACGCCGGCGTTGTAGCCTCCAACGGCTGCATTTACGCAGTTCCTTACAACGCCACGGGGGTGCTGAAGATCGATCCGGTGATCGACGCCGTGTCGACCTTCGGGAATCTGGCCGGGACCTACAAATGGCAAGGTGCTGTCCTCGCGCCGAGCGGCATGATCTACGGGATTCCATTCGATGCCACCGAGGTGTTGAAGATCGGTCCGGCGAGCCCTCCGCAGCCCGTGGACCCTCAAAAGCCCAAAGGAATCTCGCAAGAGACCTACGGTTCGGTCCAGGAAGCGGCGGACTACTTCGCCATGCGGTTGCACGAGCACGCATGGTCGCAAGCCAGGCCGATCGATCGTCCCAGGGCGTTGCGTGCGGCGACACTCGTGATCGACACGCTGAACTTCAAGGGCCGAAAACACTCGGTCCATGCACTCGGCTCGGGGGCAAGCGATCAGACGATCCGCGCGGCCGAGGCCGAGCAAGTGCTGGAGTTCCCGCGCGGTGACGACACGGAGGTTCCCGAGGCGATACGGATCGCCTGTTACGAGATCGCCCATTCCTTGCTCGACGGCAAGGACCCCGAACTGGAATTGGAGAACCTGGGAATCGTTTCCCAGGGCTATGCGTCGGTGCGGACAACCTACTCCCGCGCCCATGTCCCGATCGAACACATTGTCAACGGTGTGCCCAACGCTCTGGCGTGGCGATACCTGCGACCGTTCCTTCGCGACGACGACGCCATTCGACTGAGTAGGGTTTCCTGATGAAAGGAAGTGTGACCATGTTGTGCGACCTGTACCTCTCCGACCCACTGGCGACCTGCTACGACAACGAAGGCGACGGCGGTGGCGAAGGTGGCCAAACCGATAATGCCGACCAAAAGGGAGGCGATGGCGGTCAAGGCGACCAGGGCGATCAAGGCGGCGATCGGACGTTCACCCAGGAAGAGGTTAACAAGTTCCTGGCGAGTGACCGTCGCAAGCACCAGGAGAAATACGAATCGCTGGAGCAGTCGTACCAGCAACTCCTGGAAAACGAGAGCCTCAGCAAGGACGAACGCAACAAGCTGGAAGAGTCGCTCGAAAACCTCCGCGCCCAGTATCGCACCAAGGAGCAGCAGGCGGCGCACGATCGCAAGAAGCTCGAAGAGGAATACAGCGAGCGACTGGCGGAGGCCGAGAAGCAGTACGAGGTTTGGGAGCGCCGCTACATGGAGTCGACGATCTCCCGGGCGCTCCAGGACGCCGCCGTCTCGCACGAGGCGTATAACCCGTCGCAGGTCATCGCGCTATTGCGACCCATGACCAAGATGGTCGAGAAGACCGACGAGAAGGGGCGCGGGCTCGGCGAGTTCGAGCCGATGATCGACTTCGCCGACGTCGACCTCGAAACGGGCGAGTCGGTGATGACCCAGCGCACGCCCGAGAACGCGGTCAAGCGGATGCAGGAATTGCCCGACCTGTACGGCAACCTCTTCAAATCCGGTGTCGTCAGTGGCATCGGCGGAAATTCGGCTACCGGTGGCCTTGCACCGGGAGCGAACGGCCAGATCGACGTGCGGAAGCTGTCTCCCACGCAGTACCGCGAAATCCGCGAGAAGAACCCTGAGCTTCTCGGATTGAAACCGAAGCGCGGCCGTTGACCTTTTCTTCCAGGGGTTCGTTTGTCCCACCTTTCGCGGCACTCGCCGCAACACCCCACAACGGAGAACTCCTCACGATGAATCCTCTCTACCTTTCCTCGGCGGAGCCCACCTGCTACGCCAACGACAACGACGCCTACATTCCCGAGCGATGGGCGCAAGAGGGCCTGGCCATCCTCGAAGAGAACATGGTGGCCGCCGCGATGGTCCACCGTGACTTCGAGGACGAGGTCCGTGAGTTCGGCGACGTGGTCAACACCCGGCAGCCGGCCAGCTTCAAGATTCGCCGCAAGACGGATGACGACGACGTCGAGACCCAGGACGCCCGTTCGACCAACGTGCAGGTCCCGCTCGATCAGCACATCTACAACTCGTTCGTCATCAAGGATGGCGAGGCGAGCAAGTCGTTCCAGGAATTGGTCGCGATCTACTTGCTGCCGGCCATGCAAGTCATCGCTCGCGGCGTCGATCGCGCGGTGCTCGGTCAGGTCCACCGGTTTCTCAGCGGTCCGGCCAAGCGAGTCGGGCGGTTGTTGAACCTCGACGAGGACAACTCGAAGGACTACCTGCTCGAAGCCCGCAAGGTGCTCAACGACAACAAGGCCCCGGTGACGGCGCGGAACCTGGTGCTCGGCTCGGCCAGCGAGACGGCCCTGCTCAAGAACGAGTTGTTCATCGCGGCCGATCAGCGGGGCGATGGCGGAACGGCCCTGGAAAACGCCCGGCTGGGCCGCATCCTCGGCTTCGACACCTGGATGGACCAGAACGTCAACGACATCGCCGAAGGCACGTCCGACGTGGCGACCGGAACCGTGACCAATGCCGCGAGCATCGGTGCGACCGGCTCGCAGGCAGTGGCCATCACCGGCTATGAGGCGCAGGCGGGTGAGTACGCCGTGGTCGAAGGCAACGACCAGCCTACCTACGTGACCGCGGCCACGACCGCCGCTGGCGACACGACGGCCGTAACGCTCCACGAGGCGAACAAGTTCGCCACCGAGGCCGGCGCAGCCATCACCGTGTACAAGGCCCAGAGCGTCAAGGGCGACTACCCGGCCGACTACACCAAGGGCATCACGGTCGACGGCTTCACCCAGTCGCTCCAGGTCGGTCAGCTCGTCTCCTTCGGCACCGGTGGCAGCCGCCACACCTACACGGTGATCGAGTCGGAGGCATCGGGCTCCGATCGGGTCGTCTGGCTCGACCGCCCGCTCGAAACCGCCCTGGCCGACAACGACCTAGCCTTCCCCGGCCCGGCTGGCGCGATGAACCTCGCGTTGCACCGTGACGCCCTGGCCCTGGTCACCCGGCCGCTGGCGTTGCCCAACCAGTCGATGGGCGTGATGGCCGCCGTGGCAGCGTACAACGACATCGCCATGCGTATCACGATGCAATACAACAGCATCAAGCAGGGCACGGTCGTCAACATGGACATCCTGGCCGGCGTCGCGGTCCTCGACCCGGACCTGGCCGTGGTGCTCCAGGGCTGATCGCCTTCTTGTCGTTCGGGGGATTGCCCGGTGCGGCACGCTTTCGTCGTGTTCCGCGCCGGGCGTCCCTTCCCATTTCTTGCTCTGCCCGTCTTGTCTCCAACGCTGTCGAGGAACGCACCGTGGACAACTTCATGGACCTGATGTGGCTGCTCAAGCAGTTCGGGCCGCTGTTGATTGCCGTGATCTTCTTCCTGTGGCGGGATTATCGCCGGGAGGACCGGCTGGCCGCGCGGATCGAGACCCTTGAAGACGAGCAGCGGGAGGTTTTGCTGCCACTGGTCGATCGTTGCTCGACCGTGATCGCCCAGAACACGGTCGTTATGCAGCGGCTGGAAAGGGCCCTGGACAGGTAAACGTTGATGTACCCGGCCGACCGCACGCTCAATCGGATGATCCAGCGAACCTTGTACTCGCTCAAACGGCAGTACGGAGGAACGGTGAGCGTCTATCGTCTCAATGACACCGAGACCGACGTGCGAACCGGCCGCAAACAGATCGACAAGGACGTGTTCGTCGTCCGGCGGGCGGTCGTCTTGCCCGTCAAGGTCAGCCGCGAGGTGATCCAGAGCATCTCGCAGATTTCGGCCAACAAGGCGTTCGTCTATGGTGGCAGCTTCGATAGCGGCTTACGAAAATTCATCATCGACGCCCGTGATATGCCGGATGGCTTTGTGTTCACCAGCGACGACTGGCTGGTCTACAACGGCCGTCGTTACGAGATCAAGGCCATCTGGGAATTCGAGTTCGGTGCGGCATGGATCGTCGTCGGCAAGGAACTGATGGGCCGTGCGCCCGAACAAGTCCACCTGGTCACGGCCGATAGCCTGTTGAGCCTCGCGGTGGGAGCCAGTCGACAATGAGCATCCCCAACCCGCACTGGCCGCGATGGATATTCGCCTCGGCCGCCGACTACTTCAAGCAGGCGGCCGACGGGATCGAACTGCCCATCCTGATTGAAGGGCTCGACGAACGCGAGGCCGAGAAGATGCGGGCGAACGATCACGTCGAATTCCGCATCAACGGCCCGGCCGTAACGGAACTCAGCCGGGGCTATTTTCGGCTCGACGTGGACGTGAACCTGCTGCTGACGAGCATGATGGGCGGCCAGACCAAGAACGCCTACGACATCGTGCAGCAAGCCGGCGTGTTGCTTCAAGCGGCCGGCGGGCCGATCCCCGTGCGGAAGTGGGGAGAAGGGCCGGATGACGACCAGTCGCTACTCGGTTGCCTCACGCTCCGCTCCGGCAAGCGGGATGCGATCCGCGTGATTCACTTCGGACAGATCAGCCGCGACGATCGGCTCCGCCAGAGCGCCGTCGATGCCCGGTACAGAATGCACCTCATGGTGACCACATGACGACGGTCTACGTCATAACGAACCTCATCACTGGTGAGCAGTATGTCGGTGCTACTGTCGACTTTGAGAGACGTTGTCGAGAGCACATCTCAGGGCATGGTTCACAACTTGTTTATCAAGCGATCCAGAAGTACGGAATCAACAGCCTGCTATTTGAACCTTGGTACGAGGGAGATGATCGATGGGCCAAGATGATGGAGTACCGTACAGTCCTCGCTTTAGACACCTTCGCACCATCTGGGTACAACCTAACGCTGGGTGGTGATGGATCGCTTGGGTGGCAAGCGTCGGATGGAACCAAACGGAGGATGAGTGAAGCTCACAGCGGAAGCGAGCTTGGCCCGCATTCTGAGGAAACCCGCCGAAAGATCAGTGAAGCCTGCAAAGGAAGAGAATGCAGCCCGGAAGTGCTTACTCGCCTTCGCGAGATGAACGGGCGGGGCGCGGACCATCCGTGTGCCAAATCCGCCGTTCTGAACGGTGTTCGATATGGTTGCATGAAGGATGCAGCAGAAGGTCTCGGAGTGTCCCGTGAAACAGTGCGGCGACTTGTCGAGAGCGGCAAAGCTACTTATGAGCCTTTTGATCGAAAGGAACATGGCCGACAAATCGGTTTGGCTTCAAAGGGGCGGAAGGCTTCGCCTCAAGCCCGCCGTCGCATGAGTGAATCACGCAAGGGCACAAAGTCCCACCGCGCAAAACGTGTCCTTGTGGATGGAGCCGAGTATGGCTGTGTCAAAGAAGCTGCTGAAGCCTTGGGTGTGAATTACAGCACACTTAGATGGCGTCTTCAGCAACACGCTAAGTCTGGCAATTGGCCACACGGAACTTGTTACCTCTAGTTTCTTGACAGGAGATGTAGTAATGGCGCGTATAGAGTTGAGACACGCTACAATCAGAATTCTTGACGGCTTCAGCGGCACGGCCGCCGTCAACGAATCGACCACGCCGCCTGCTGACGGCGACACGGATTTTGACATCGACACCATCGTCGTCAACGGCAAGCTGGGGACCGACGTGGTTCCGATCGGAGCCCGATTCACCGTCGTCGGCGCGACCGACGTGACCTACACCGTCACCGGCCGCACGCCCGCCGATGGCAGCGCAACGACCACGAACATCGAGTTCACGCCGGCACTGGCCACCGCCGACGGCATCCCGGTCGATGATGCCGTGATTACGTTCCTGCCACAGCAGATTGACGTGAAGGTCGGCGACGGAAACCTGACGTACACCGAGAATTCGGAGTACGAGTACGAACTGGATCGCGGTCAGTTGGACACCGTGCGCGAAGGCAATCAGGTGCCGATGGACGTGAACCTCGACTTCGTCTACGAGTTTGTCACCACCGGCACGGGCGAGGCCATCACGCCGATGGATGCCATCAAGGGTCGTGGCGGGGCCGCCGAGTGGGTAAGCAGTTCGGCCGACCCGTGTGAACCCTTCGCCGTGGACGTCGAAGTCGAGCACATCCCGCCCTGCGGCGGTGCCGACATGGAAATCTCGATCTTCCCCGACTTCCGCGCTGACAGCAAGGAGTTCGACCTGGGCGAGGCAACCGTTTCGGTCAGCGGCCGGTGCAATGCCGTCGAGCCGACCATCAGTCGCGAGAGCCAGTCGTAGTCTCGCGGCTCCTCCTCCTCTCCGTCCCCTCGTCACATCCCTCCAATCGGAGCCTACCCATGAGAATCGGTGGAATCGACCCCGGCACGTTGCCGGCCGAAGAGGTCCTTGTCCTGCCGCGCGGCGAAGAGAGCATCGTCTTTCGCGC